CAGCCACTTTTGGATCTGGCCGTTGTCGGCGTAAGTTTCCATGTCGAAGGCGTACAGGTTGCCGTTTTCGTAGTCGCCCACGATGATCTCGTTGTTGAACGACATCTGGCAGTTGCTGCGGTGCCGGGTAAACGAGCCGTTGGAGAACCCGGCTCGCTCATGCCATGCTTGCGTTGCGGCGTCGTACACCCAGGTCGTGTTGGCCGACGGAAAGAGTAGCACGTAGAAGCTGTGGCCGTCCTGCTGATAGGTGTAGCCGATAGCGTCGGACAGATTGCCATATTGTTGGATGTGCCACTCGACCGCGTGGGTGGAGATGCGCCGCCCGACGTAACCTTCTGCCGCGTAGACCATGCCCCGGCCTCGGGCGTCTTGGCCGAGCCAAAACACCCGGTTGTCCATCTTGGCGATGCTGTAGGCCGCCGCGCAGCCGATTTCGTTGAATGCGCCTTGGATGCGTTGCAAGGGGAAGTCGGCGGTGCCCGCGTCGTACCAGACTTCGGTAGAATTGGTGCCAAGCACCCACACCTCGCGATGGTCGCAAATTAACCCCACCACGCCGTCGGGTGACCCCTCGGCGCTGGCAAAATCCAGCGGGTCCACGCTGGTGCCGTCCAACAGCGCCGTCACCCATATTTTCTGGCTGTTGGGCTCGTTAAACACAAAATAGCCGTCCAGATAGCCGACCGTCACCGCGCCGGGAAAGTCTGGATCCGAAATCTGCGCAAACACGTTGGTGTTGGCGTTGTAGATGTAGCTCGGGCCGTTAGCGGCGATGAACAGTTGCGTGCCGTTGTCCACCATAGACACAGGCCCCACGCCCGCGATGGTGCCCAACGCCGTGGCGGCATAGGCGCTGTCCAACTTGTAAAGCGTGTTGGCGCAGACCGCGTACATGTAGTTGCCAAAAGCCCACAGCCCGCGCACCGGACCGGCGGGGGGCAGCGTAGTCAGCAACCGCAGTCCCGGCGCACGCATAAGAAACGCGGGCTCTTTACCGGCCTCCGGCACAAGCTCGGGAAACAGATTCACCATCCGCGCATCGGCGGCGTTGACCGACCGGGCGACGTAGGTGGACCCAAGAATCGGTGTTTTCATGCGTTAGACAACCACTGCACCGCGAAGCCCAACAACCCACCAATCTGAACCTACAAACTGAAGCGTAACGGCGTCGCCTACAGCGTTAAAGGTAATGGTTGTGCCGCCGCCAAGATTGGTGGGGGTAAGAATACCGGTGTCCGTTCCAGCGCCCTCCGCCACGTAAATAATGGTCTTGAACTGCCCAGCTACACCGTCGGCCAGCGTCAGTGCGTCGCCCGTGCCGGTGGAGGTAAATGCCGTGGTGCCAGTGGTAACATTTACGGCACCAGGGCCAGACAGGCTCTGGATGCTGCCAATAATCGCACCGGAGAACGTCTGATTGCCGGTAAACGATTGCGCTGCGTCCGTCCTAGCGATTGTGGCGCTAGTGCCCGGAAAGGTCATCGTGGTGCCGTCGGTGCCCGCTAGCGTAAGGCTATGATTAGCGGTTAGCGTTTTGCCATCGGCGATCGTCAGAGTAGCCGCCGTAGCCGGCGCCGTAAACGCCACCTTGTTGATGCTGGTGGCGGTAGCAACGCCCAGCGTGGGCGTGGTCAACGTGGGGCTGGTGGCAAACACCAGCGCGCCCGACCCGGTTTCACCGGTTACGGCGGCGGCCAAGTTAGCCGACGACGGCGTAGCAAGGAACGTAGCTACACCCGCACCGAGGCCGCTAACGCCGGTTGCAATCGGCAGCCCCACGCAGTTGGTGAGCGTACCCGACGCGGGGGTGCCTAACGCTGGCGTAACGAACGTGGGCGACGTAAACAGCAGCGTGTTAGTAAGCTGCTTAGTGACGCCGCTTTGCTGGATGGGGATTAAATCTGTCGGCGCGGCGGACACCGCAGCCGGCAGCATGGAAATAGTTACGTTAGCCATAGAGCAACCTTAGAAGTTGTTGGCGTAAATGTTGTAGCGTTGCCGCGTTGCAACAATCGGGTACGGGATGGCCATCAGGTCATCCGGGTTGTTGATCCGCTTGAGATTGCGCTTGCTGGTCATAGCGATCCGTTGCACCTGCGGGCTCGGCTCAACGCCAAACTCCGGGGCCAGCTCCATGGCCAGATTGTAACGGAACGCCCGAATGTAGCCCGGCGGAAAGTCAATCGCCGTGGCCACGTTGGCCACCTCGGCCAGCTTTTCCACCGAGACAATATGCCACTCCAGCGCCTTGGTCGGCACCGGGTAAATGGTCATCTCAATGTCCGGGTAGGTCATGTTCACCCACAGCAGCTGCGGGTAGGTGCTGGTGACGGTCTTGAGCGCGATGCCGTCGTACTGCTTCTGGTTGATCATCTTAACGCCAAAAGACAGCCCGGTCTGAGCGTCCTTAAAGTAGGTGGCGTCGTCCACCAGAATAGGCCGTTCGCCCACAAAGTCGCCCGTAGGCCCCAGCGTGCGCTGGGCTTGGCCAGCGGGCCAGGTAAACACTTGGTCTTGGGTGCTGAACACCGCCAGACGCTCGGTGTCCCAAGACTGGATCATGGCGTTCATGGCCGCGATGGAGTCTTGCATGGTGGCCGCAGACGGCTCCTCGCTTTCGGCCAACATGCCGATTAGCCGCAACGACCCCTTGATCAGATCGCCAGCAGTCGTGCTCATGCCACCAGCTCCTGACGGGCCGGACGCCCTCTACGACGCGGTTGCAACGCGTTCTCAACCGGCGCGGGGGTGCTCTCGGTCGGGTCAAACTCCTCCCAACCGTTCTGGATGTCGCCTTCGGCTTCGTCGTGGGAAATCGCCACTTTGGCGCCGTGGGTGGGGTGACGCAGATAGATGACGGCCATTAGCCTGCCTCTTTGGGGTTGCTGTCAGGTTTTGCGGGTTCGTCCAACTTTGCCAATAGCATACTGTAAATTGACAGAGAGGTTTCAGCCTGAATTACGAAGACTTTCGCCTTTTGTAATTCAAGCTGAACCTGCTCCATCTCAGCCAGAATAAATTCTCGGCTGATTGACATTACGGCGCGCTATTGGTGGCCATCAGATAGTAGGTAGCGCCAGCGCTATCCACAATCTTGACTACATGGCTGAAACCGGTAGACGCGCCTTTTGCGACAACCATGGCAGCCGGAACGTTGACGAGGTTATCCACCGACCCCGAACCGCTGTTGGTAAACCGCAAGAACGCCGCGCTTCCCGGCAACGTCACGCTGCTGGGGAAGTCGGAATCTACCTGAATTGCCGCCAGAGTGCCGCCAGGCGTCACGCCCGTCGCCACGCCGAGGGTCGCCCGGATAGCGTTGGCCGCGCCGCTGATCGAGCCACCGGAGTTCACGGACAGGCTGATATGCGCGCCGTTGGTGGTTTGACCTGCGCCTTGGGCCGCCGTAACCCGAGAGAACGCCCGGATGGTTTCGCCGCCGCCCGCGCCCGCGAAATCCACACGCGAGTAGTAGCCGCGCAGATCGCCGGAGGCGTGGGTGGTGGAGGCGTAGAGCTGCGTAATGTTGCCCGATGCCGTGGCGGTCACGGGCGCGCCCGAGGTGCCGACCTGATAGCTGTCCAGCGCCGGGTCAGCGTACGCTACGCCGATAGGCTTGTTATTTGCCATAGTTGAATCCTTTTAAAAACAGGGGGCCGAAGCCCCCTGCGGGGTTACGACACGCGGTACGCAGTCCAAGTGCCGGTGCCGGTCTTACGGGCACGGAAATGGGCGGAAGTGTTAACCACCACTCCTGCTGCGCCAACAATCGTCCAACCGGTGCCGATAGCCAGCGTCACGGTATCGGAACCCGAAGCGTCGATGTTGATGACGAAGAAATCGAACGCGGTGTCCACCTTGTCCATCGAGGGGAACGCTTCTTCCAGATCCTCGACAGTCGGCAGCGTCAGGTTGCCGGCGGTGCCGTTGAAGGTAAACAGGCCGTTGGCCAGTTGGGCCGGGGTCGCGGTGACGGCAGCGGTCACTGCCAGGGGTGCGGTTTGCGCAAACGTCAGCGGTTCGCCGAGAGCGCCCGCGCCGACCTGATAGCCGCCAGTACCATTAGAAAGAGCCATGATGTAGTCCTTTTAGTGTGAGTTCAGAATAGGGGGCCGAAGCCCCCTATCAATTAGCCCCAGAGACGAACCGCCATTTGCGGGCGGATCGTGCTGTAGCCGTAGAGAACGTCAATACGGCAGGGCAGACGGTCATTGTTGATGTCGTACTGACGGACAATACGCATCGAGATGCCGTTGTGGACTTGGCGCGAGGCCATATCCACGCCTTGCGGCATGAGCAGGTCAGCCGTGGCGAACGTGATGGCGTCCTTGTGGTAGACCAGGTTCTGCGGGTACTGGCTGGAAGCCGCGCCGATGAAGGTCACGGCCTTGCTGTTGCCCGGCAGGCTGTTCACGGTAGCCAGCGCGTTAGAGGCCGAGTAGATCGACGAAACGGACAGGTTACCTTCGCCGCTGGATCCCAGGGTGACGTCGGACAGCACGACAAACTGGAACAGCGAACCAGTGGACTCACGGGTCTGCGGGTTGACCGCGAAGCAGTCAGCCACGGTGAACACGTCGCCAGCCTTGACGGTAGCGCCGTTGCCAGCGCCGGTGATGGCGATGACAATCGCGCCCTCGCTGGTGACAGCCGCCGAGGTCGTGCCGCCGGTCGCGGAGCGCGAGCCGGTGGTGAACTGCTTGATGGACTGAGACATGTTGATCTCGTCAAAGCCCAGGACACCCATGCCCATCATGCCGTTTTTGAACTGCTTGCTGATGGTATCGGTCGGGTTGAACAGACCTTTCATGCCTTCGACCAGGCCAGCGTTGGCCGCCGGGTTGACGGTGGCGTAGCGCGGGCTCATCACGGCAGCGTTCTCGTTCAGCTTCTGCTGAGCTTGCAGCAGAACCAGCGAGGTGGCCGGGGTGGTGCCGGGGGTGCCGACCGAGTTGCCGATGGTTTTGAACGCGTTGGCTACGTCAGCGTCGATGCTGGCGGCGAGTTGGCTGATACGAGGCTTCAGCACGCGCTCGGCGAAGTCGTCGAGTTGCAGGGTCAGTTCGGCGGAGGTGAAGTTGACGCCGATGTGCTTCTGCGACGCGACCGACAGAGTAGTATACTGCTCGTTGTCGGCCTGCACTTGCAGCGCAGCACCGTCGGTCACCAGCGCGCGGTCCGGCAGGCGGATACGCAGGGTGGAGCCGATTTTGGCGCCTTCGACGGC